GTTGCAAGCCATGATGGCTAGTCCTGAACTAATGGCTGCATCAAATTTTGTTCTATTGTTTATATCGAATTTAGACCAATCGTTTAAGGTCTCATTAAAATACATTGTGCCATACGAGCCGTCTTCATTTAATCCTACGTGTCTATCTATGTACATTTCGATTGCTGCTGCATGCGCTTGCTTTATATCTTCACTTGAATTAGGTATGCCCCCAATTTCTTTTTCTGTAACAGACAACTTATTCCATACTTTATCAGGTCTATTCATTGAATACCCTCTGTACCCTCTTCTTTTAAAATAATATAAAAGCCTAGGCTTGTTGTTTTCACATAATAAGGGCATACCGTAAAATACACACGCCATTAGCACATCTTCAAAAAACATTTCTGCTGTTTGTGGTCTAGCTACATATTCTAAAAAGAAAGTACTTGGCGGGGCATCTTCCATGCTGAATTTAGTTAATCCGTGCAAAGCTCCTTTAGACCCTCTTCCGTCTGTCGTTCCAGATATATCATAACTATCGCAACCGAAAGCCCCCATGTGCTCATTGCCTGGGTACTTTATACCATTACGTGTAGTTTGCCTATTTTGAATATTATAACTAGGTGTCCAAGAAATTAAAAATCTACCTTGAGGGTTTGGATTAAATATCACTTTCGTATCTTTAACACCGTGCTCCCATTGAAAGCTACCTCTTGTTAGGACATTACTGTTACCTAAGTCTTCGTTATAATCTATTTGCTCGTATATTTTTGCTAAATTAAATATACTATTTTTTGTTTCGTCTCTGAATGCGTGTTCCTCCGTTCTTGGGAATTGTCTGTAAAACTCGTTTAGAGCGTCCTGGTCGCCTTTTAATCCATCTACCTCATTATTCCAGTGCTCAATCACTCCGACTTCTATAACGTCTCCGTGTGGCCCCACGGTGCCTTCTGGCGGCTTATTAAATACCGGATGCCCGTATTCGTCAATAAACCCTTCGTAATTCCATTCCATAGGAATAAACAAAGAATACAATCCAGACTTTGTTTGTCCGTTCGCATTTCTTTTTGTTACATCAGAGCTGTTGTATAACTTTTTAAAGTTTTCTCCTCCTTTGTCTAAAGCATTTGATGTTGATCCCATCATACACTTACCTATAATTCTACTACCTAATCTTAGACAAGTTTTAGTTACTCGCCAGTTGTTAAGTATATTGTTTGGTCTCTCCCATTTACCGCTTTCGTCGTGTACTAATAGTTTTAGTTTTTCACCATCGTATGCGTTGTCACCTGTGTTTTTCCAGTCGATTGTGGTGTCGAGCCCGATAATGTCTTCCGTTGAGGCGTTTGAGTCGAGCTTCTTTCTTGTAAATTTTGAAGCGGGGACTCTGTAAGCGAGTTCTGTTTTGGGACGGTCCATTCCGTCTTGTATTGGTTTAAAGAAGAATGGATAGTTAATCGATATTGGTACAACTTTGTCCGTAAACATCTTCTTTGCATCTCCCCCAGACTTGGACAGTATTCCAAATCGAGCATCTGAAGATATTGTTGCTTGGTTAACAGTCTCGCCGGAAGCCATAAAAGAAAATCCAGATCGTCTGTTTTTGAGGTAGGACATTCCATAACATCTTTTGTCTGCTTTGCAAGCTTCCCAGAATATGTAGAATAATCTGTTTGATTCTCTAAAGTCAGGTTGCCCAACGTCAATCTTGGACCACTGCAGGTACATAAAGTGAGTACCAGTAATGTAAGTAGCCACACCTCTATTATTGAACCAATGACCTTCCTCTCTTTTTCTAAATTGTTCATCTATATATTTTTCCCAAGTTTCTTTAAATTCATTTGGATAATCTCGCCAATCAAATATACTGTTAATACTCTTCAATGCCTTCGGGTATTCCTCCGGTGTCCATTTGTTGGTTTCTTTACTTACTTTAGCAGGTTCAGCCGGTAAAGCAATTTTTAAACCTTGTATATTGTATATTTCACCTATTTTACCTGTTCTGCTTATAACAACAACGTCGTGTTCTTTGTTATATCCATATTCCCATTTTTTACTTCTATTTAATCTAGATATAGTATTTGGCTTAATAGGTGTTATTATACTGTATAGATCCTGCGTATACATTACTTAGATCTTTTTTCAGCAAAGCCTTTGAAGTCTTTTTTTTCAGCTTCTTCTTTTGGCTTACCATCTAAAGCTCTTTGCTCGTCATTAATACGGTTTAGGATTTCGAAAGCATCGAATATAGCTAGCTTTTTTGTAGCCGCTGCATTCTTAAGTCTGTCTGCTGATATATCGTCGTCTGAATCTACAATAGCTTCTTTAGCTACCTTTATTAATTCTTCAACTGCTTTCTGCCCAGCTAGGATTATATTCCTCTTCGTTTCCTTTATGTCCATAATTGATTGTAATTGAATTCGTGGGTACTCGGTATAACCTCTGCCCTTCTATAATAAACTCATATTCTGAAGTAGGTTTAAATCCTACCAATGTGTCTACGTCTAAACCACAAGTACAGTATTTAACTACTCCAATTAATGGTTTTTCATTTTCTAAAGAAAACATTTTTGTTTCTTTAATTGGCGCAACAAAACAAAAACCTTCTAAAGCTTTCCATTCGTCATTCCTTTTATATGCATATACTTGATCGGGCTGGGCTAAATAAGTTTCTTCTGTCAAATAGCTTTTACTATTTTTTTCTTTACCCCTTACATCTCTAAATCTTCTAAATACATTATGATGTAATATTACTTCATCTCCTTCTCGTAATTCTTTATATTTTTCTGCCAAAGGCAAACTTAATATAACACCAATTCTATTTGAATACTCGTGATTTTGTAATTCTGTGTTTAATAGTAATTCTTGTCCTTCAATTGTAATTTCTCCGGTTGTTCTCCCGCCCTTGGGTGTTACAAGGTAATTAAATACACTTTGCATTTTACCATGAGATATTATACTCCACTGAAATAGCCATGCTTTTGTTAAAATCTTTCCAAGGCATCACGGCTCCGTCTTTAGATATGTATATAGAAAACTTTGTATCTTCTTCTATAATATTCTCTATAATATGACCACCATACACTTCCTGTCCAACAGTGTAGTGCATAGCGTCATTCTTATAATCTTTACCTATACTAATCTTTCTTATCAGCTTCATCATTCTCTGTAAATTCACCTGTAACAAGATTAATAGTCACATTTCCGTATTTAGCTGCTAGTATTTTTTGAGTGCTTTCAACTTCTTTGTTTAGCAACAATAAGTTTTGTAGCAGCGTATGCTTATGGGCCTCAACCCCACCTATTTGCATTTGAACTTCATTAGCTTTAGCAACCGCTTCTTTTATTTGAGATAACTCTTGCTCTTCTAATTTTTTACTTGGTTTTACCACTTCAAACTCTGTGTACTCTTTCTTTTTTGCCATTTTATTAAATTTAATTGTTATTTATATGGAAACATCTTATTTAATGTTTCTTTTCTTTTATCACAACCGCAATCCCAAGGTAAAGCTTTAACCACTTTTTTAATTCCGGTTACGGTTGTAATTTTTTCTATTGTATCTCCTAGTCCTTTTGCTTTCACTTTTTAAAGTAATTCATTTTCATAGGGGATTTCTTTTTAAAGAAACCTGAGCTTTTCATTGTAACAGGTGTTCCTAGGTCTCTTTGCTCATCCGTAGTTTTTTCTCCTTGCTGTACATTAACATCGTCCAGCACCGTGTTTTTATTTGTTGAAAACCCAGTTTTACCTTGTTTAGATTGTATTTGTGCGTTTCTTACTTCAGAGTCCGCAACTTTTTTTATTGATTGAGATGCAGTTTCTTTTCTAGCGCGTCTTTGTTCTTTTGCATCATACAATTCTGGATTTTTCCTGCGGTCGGCTTTATCTTGTTTCCTTTGGTATTTTTTTGCATTACGAGCTGCTACCTTAGCTTTCCTTAAGTTATTACGAGTACCGTAAGCAGTTGACGCCTCTCCTGTGCGTGCCACTTTTTCAATAATAGCCGTTTTTTCCTTTACCTCTTTGTCATCTGTTCCAGGTGTGCCTTCTGTGGCTGGCTTGGATAGCGCTTTGTCTTTAGCTTTAGCATCCGCTACCTCTTTATTTGCTCTAGCGGTTTCCGCAGCTGAGGGCTTATAATCTGGCCCTAAATCTATTTTGCCAGCCTGTAATTCGTCATAGTTTGTAGTGACATTAACGGCGTCTGTACCGGCAGTTCCACCAGAGCCTGGGGTGTTTGTGGTTTTTATTGTTCCAAGGCTTATACCCTTATCTGTTATTTGGTCATTAATAGCCTCTGTAACAATGTCCTTGCTTGTTTTTGCTTGCTTAAAAGGCGAAGACTTCATAGTATACCCTTTCATCTTACTCGGAGAAGGCATAGTGCGAGTCGTATTGTTTCCGTCAACTCCAGCCGGTCCTACATTTAATAAAGGCTCTTTTGTTTTGAACATGCCACTTTTGACTCTGGCTGTAATTGGTTTGTTATTCATCTGTCTTGGTATTTGTTGTTTTTTCTGTTTCTTTTGTTTTATCGTCATCGGTGGGCTTATTGCCGTCATTAACGTTAGGATCTAAATCCGTAGCTAATGGCTCTGGGCCTCCGGGATCTACTGGAGTAATAGCTTCTGGTGGGCTAAAGCCTTCTGACATAGCCGAACCAACATCAACAAACTTTTTTGCCGCTCTACCCGCGCCTGCAACCAATGCTTCATTTATTTTTAAAGGCGATCTTGACTTTTGGGTTATAGGTCTACTCTTTCCTAAGTCTCCACTATATCCGTCTTGGAAATAAGCTTCACCTCCGTAAAAGTTTTTCTTTATTTTAGCAGGGCTAGTTATGTTGCCAA